ACGCTGTTTTATTCTGGACCGATCACGCTAAGCGATCGAACACCCACGAAGCGCACAGCCGGAAAAATTCTATCCTTAAAGGTCCGCTGAACGCAATCAAAAAATCAGCAATCACCCGCGCTACGGCGCTTGTTGCTTGAGATCTGACGACGGCCTAATTCTAATCATTATCCTGGTAATACTGATAATACTATTTCACGGCCTAACCTAATCAGCGCCTGCCCTGGGGCGCTAATACCGGGGACCTCCTACCACCACCAAAGGTGGCAATTCAGCGCCCCGCCTGGGGCGCTATTTTTTTGGTCCTGGTCAATTAAATTTTAACGTACAGCGACGGCCTCGAGTCCTGGATCCTGGCCTGGATCCACGCCGAGCAGCTGATGCCCTGGTCAACTGGCAAGCGCGAATTTTTGAGCGATTTTTTTGCGGGTCCCATGGGGAAAGAATCCTATCATAAATTGTCGCTGTGCATCTGTGCACAAATGGCAAGTTTGGCATGTGACCTTCCCTGATTTTGTCCCGTGCCATTCTGCAGGACACATAACCACCTTGTTACCTTGTGGCGTGTAACTTACTTTAGGCGTGCCAGTTGGCATTAAGACTGCGACCGGACCGTAGTACGCTAGTCCGTCGGCTTGCGTTGCGTTGTCAGCTGACCAATTGACAGTAAACCCATTGTCGTTACAGTAACGAACCATACGCACATTATGTGGCGTCGGCTTGTGATGCGTATAGGTCCAGCCGTGTTTCCCCTTGTTAGCCTGTACCAATCGCACCATAGCGTGCCAGATAATTTGACCTAGTTCGTGCGGTAGGTCCCCACTAACATTATGTCGCCAGTAAACATGACGTGCTAACCGTTTGATTTTTCTACAGAATTCTATCCAGGATACACCACGTTCCCCGCTTGAAACCTTGTCCCAGTGTAGGCGCTGCGGTCCGAATAGAGCATAGCAAAATGGGCATTTCTTCGGGCATGTTTCGCGCCCTGATGTACTGGTAGGTATTGGTCCGGTTTTCCGGTTTGATGCAATCGGTGTTAAATGGTACATGTTCGCTCCCTGTCAAAAGAGCGATTTTACCATTGATCCAGGTCAGACTCTACCGTTTTTTCACGTCGTTTTCTCCGATGATAGGATTTCTCCGAAGTATGAACGCTCCCCCGTGCCGTGCTGTGCTTAGCAACAAGGTTACGCATACGCCTGTGCGCTCGTCTGTGCTTCTGTGCGTCCCGTGTCTTTTTCACAAGACGGCAAAGAGCAACACCAAGCCAACTAAGCCTATAATAGGCCACATGCTGTCTTCCATTGGTACTAGATTGGTCCCCCTGTGGTTGCAAGTGTCTTTTTGACGGGGCATAGTGATGCTCCGTCCCGTGTGGACTGCTTGGTACTGTCAGAGTATTGTCGTGGCATGGATTACCATGGATTGTGTCAACATCACTTAGCCCACGTTTTCTGTGCGTCCCCCGTCAAAACGCATCTGAACAGTAGCACCTTTCCATCCGATCCAAGGAGCGCCAACCTTGCTATTTCACTGTCGGAAAACAGTCCCTCTATACTATAGGAAATGGGGGTAAAAACGGCATACCTTAGCCGTTTTTTGAGTAAACCGTCCTTATGAAAGAAACTTACGTCCTAATGAGGGAGTTGTAGACGTTATTGAAACGGAGTCACCCTATATGGGAGTTGTAGCCGCTTATAGGGGCATTACCACCCCCGCCACCGTTACCACCGGAATCTTCTGTCCTCTTGAGAGAAAGTGTTGACAGGTCTGTGGGATTCGTGTTTATAATGTCCTGTGACAAAGATGATCTTAGTAATGGAGAAAGGTGTTACCAGTAATGGAGAAAAGGTGTACCTAGTAATGGAGAGGAACGACCGACTGAGTAATGGAGGTCATACCTCGGATATATGGAGTATCTAGATCGTATTTCCTACTTTTTAAGGAGCAATTCAATGGCTAAGAAGCTTAAAATGTGGTTGAAGAATGACGAGCAGAAGGCTAAGGACCTGGAGTCCCTAGCTAAAGCTAAAGACGCTTGTTGTAATGCTGTTGTGGAGTTCTCGTTTGACCTGTGGAACTCTGAGTGGAAAGCTAAGTACATCGCTTTAGGTGCTTTCAACGTCGTGGACGAGGCTGCTGATCTTATTAAGTGCGCCCGTGCTCACGTAAGTGAGGAGTATGTTACTGACGACTGGTCTAAGTTGACTGAGGCAGAACGTAAGAACGCTACTCACGTAAACTACTACCATTAGCCTATGTCGGAGATTGGGCTCGACGAGCTTCTCAAGAAGCTGAAGAACTTAAAGTACGAGGTTGGTGCTAAGCGTCGGGCTCAAGGCTCCGTGCCTATAGATACTATCTTGAATCGTATGCTGGACCATATTGAGTCGATAAAGGCTATAAATATCGGCCCTAGCTTACCCGAAAGGGACCGTGCTTTAAGGAAGGCGTGGAATCTATACGTGGACGCCCAGGAGTACAAAGGCCCTGTGATTCCAACATACAATCCCGACCGTGAGGTTCCCTTGGAGGATCACGTAGTTGAGGTAGAGTCTGCTTACGCTCACGTAGGTGGTTTAGGATATGCCTCTGTGTCTTGGGGATTGATGGGTATCCATAAAGGCACTCAAGCCCAGGTATGGTTGCATGATTTCTGGGTTCCGCTTAAACTACGCAAGAAGTATGAGTTCTGGGCAAAAGGTACAGGAGATAAATCTTGGAGAGCATAACGACTGAGATGCTTGCACCGTATCTGCAGGTCGAGGTGGACAGGTCGGTAAAGCCTGCTAACGAATTTACCAAAGATGTCCTAGACCATTATATCCTTGGGGATGAGATAGAAGGCGTCATGCTCCCCTGGGGGATACTCGACGACAAGTTCAGATTCCGCTGTGGCGAGTGTAGCATCCTCGCAGGCATCAACTCATCTGGGAAGAGCCTCCTAGCAGGCCAGTTCATTCTTGAGGCCATGAGTCAAGGAGAGCGTTGCCTGTCTGTGTCCTTAGAAATGTCCCCACGTTCTCAGTTGATAAGGCTTTGGAGGCAAGCCTCCCTAGAAGTTAAACCGTCCATGGACTTTGGCTTGATGTTCTCTGCCTGGAGTCGAGAGCGCTTATACTTCTTTGACAAGCGTGGCACTGTGGATCTGAATACGTTAATGGCTGTGATAAGATACAGCCTTGACCACTTCGAGACACGATTTATCCTAGTGGACAGCCTGATGACAATTGGTGGCGTGGCTAATGACGACTACAACGCACAGAAGCAGGTGGCTGCTATGATCGCAGAAACAGCCCGTGACTTAGACTGTCACATACTGTTGGTAGCACACGCTCGTAAGTCTATGTCTATAAAGGATAAAATAGACCGATTTTCTATAAGGGGCGCAGGGGAACTCGCTGACATTGTTGACAATGTACTGCTCCTACAGCGGTATTACCCTGACGACCCTGATGACGCTGATGCGTACCTGTCCGTTTCTAAGGCACGCCATTGGGACATGGCTGAATGCGACATCGACCTGTTCCTCGACCCACCCAGCCTCCAGCTTTATACACCTACTCACCCCCCTAAGAAGTTGGCAATGGAGGACGATGAGTTAGATGGATAAGGCCTGGAAAGCATTTGAGCGTAGGGTAGCTGAGCGCACAGGAGGCGAGCGGATCCCTGTGGCTGACAGAAGGTCCCATCTGGACGTACTCCACCCCCTACTAGGGATAGAGTGTAAGTATCGTCGCACGATATCTAAGTTTCTTAAAGAAGCCCTAGAGCAGGCTAAAGAGGGGTCTAAGGACGAGAGCCTCATACCTGTAGTTGTCTTAGGGGAGAAGTATCAGAGTGACATGTACGTATTTATGGACCTGGACCACCTTCTCAGACTCTTAGACATAATGAAAACACTTTTGGAAGAGCCTCCAACAGTCCTAGTTGGGGAAGGAGAGACTGAGTGAGCTTATATCAAGACTACATAGCTATATCCAGGTACGCACGCTATCTACCTGAAAACAAAAGGAGAGAGACTTGGCCTGAGACAGTCGGCAGGTATATAGAGTTCTTTTCTGAATATACTGGAGAGGATCTTAGCTTTCTGCGAAAGCCTATCGAGGAGAAGAAAGTGCTCCCTTCTATGAGAGCGGTTATGACCAGCGGAAGAGCGCTAGAGAGGGACCACTGTGCTGGATACAACTGTGCCTATATTGCTGTGGATCACGTAAGGGTGTTCGATGAAGCTCTGTACATTATGCTCTGTGGTACTGGACTTGGCTTCTCTGTGGAGCGTCAACATATATCTAAACTCCCTGAGATAGCTGAGTCTTTCTACCACACCGATACAACTATAATTGTCAGTGACTCTAAGTTGGGTTGGGCGAAGGCCCTAAAGGAGCTGGTCAGTATGCTGTACTCTGGGCAGATTCCCAAAATAGACACCTCTAATGTTCGGGCAGCAGGTGCTCCTCTCAAGGTTTTTGGAGGAAGGGCATCAGGCCCTGAGCCACTAGAGAGGATGTTTAGACACTTTATAAGGACCTTTGAGGGCGCTGCAGGCAGGAAGCTGACCTCTCTAGAAGTACATGACCTGATTTGCTACGAAGGGGAAGCTGTCCTAGTAGGTGGCGTTAGAAGAACGGCGCTCATCAGCTTATCTAACCACAGTGACGAGAGGATGCGGAATGCGAAAAGCGGACAATGGTGGGTGGAGAATCCCCAAAGAGCACTTGCGAATAATTCAATCTGCTATACCGACCAGCCGGACGTGGGCGCTTTCATGCGTGAATGGCTGGCTATATACGAAAGTAGGTCAGGAGAGCGTGGGATCTTTAACCGTGAGGCATGTAGAGGTATGCTCCCCGAAAGGAGAGAGGGCGACTACGATTTCGGTACTAACCCCTGCAGCGAAATAGTTCTTAGGTCTGCCCAATTCTGCAACCTTTCAGAAGTAGTGTGTCGTCATGGTGATACCCTAGAGTCCCTAAAAAAGAAAGTGGAGTACGCTACCATCCTGGGGACAGTACAGTCGTCCCTCACCGATTTCAGATATCTGCGGAACATCTGGAGGAAAAACTGCGAGGAAGAGCGTCTTCTGGGGGTTAGCCTTACTGGTATATACGACTGTCCATTCCTGATGGACTGCACTCCGGCAGAGCTCTCTATCCTGAGAGATCATGCAGTCAAAACCAACCGCAAGTGGGCTAAGAAGTTAGAGATTAACCCGTCTACTGCAGTCACCTGTGTGAAACCGTCTGGGACGGTGAGTCAGCTCGCGTCCTGCAGTTCGGGCATTCACCCCGCCTACAATCGCCATTATATTCGCAGGGTTCGGAACGACAAGAAGGATCCCTTGGCGCAGGTTATGATTGACGCAGGGGTCCCCTACGAAGAAGACAAGACCAACCCAGAGGCATGGGTGTTCTCCTTCCCCATGATGTCTGAGGGGCTAACCAGGAAGTGTATAGGGCCTATTAAACAGCTTGAGGTCTGGCTCAAGTTCGCTCTCCACTGGTGTGAGCACAAACCAAGCATGACCTGCTATATGGGGGAGAAGGATTGGCCTACTGTGGGGTCCTGGGTATGGGAGAACTTTGACGTACTTAATGGGGTGTCCTTCCTTCCATCAGCAGACGATGGGCATGTGTATGAGCAGGCTCCCTACGAAGATCTAGATAGCCTTTCTTATAAATCCCTGGAGGAAGCAATGCCGAAAGAGATAGACTTCTCCTTTGAGGAGGAGATGGACAACACCATAGGGAGCCAGGAACTGGCTTGTACTGCGGGGGTATGTGAAATATGAGTCTCAAAAAGCATAAGCGCTGGGCTAACAAGGACTATCTGAAGTTTGTCAGTGAACTACCATGCGCTAATTGTGGTATAAAGGACGGCACTATCGTGCCTCACCATCTAAGGCATCGCTATAACCCCTACTCAGGGGGAGCAGCTTACAAGGCCTCTGATATATTTGTAATGCCTTTATGCTTTGAGTGCCACGACAAGCTGCATAACGGCGACAGGGATGTAGTAGATTGGCAGGCAGAATTTATTTTCAAAACGCTTGACAATGCC